CTGGTAAAAGAGTTTGAGTGCAAGAAATCTGCAGACGCATATTCTCGTTCATTTGTATCTAAGACTGGTGTTCTTGATTGTACTAAACTCCATACCTATAAGTATAATGAAAACTTATTCCGTAAGATCAATGTCCTTCCTGATGGTCAGAATCATGGTCTGATCTTTATCCTGGATTGGTCAGGTTCTATGGGTGATTACATTCTAGATACTGTTAAACAGTTAATCAATCTAGTCTGGTTCTGTAACAAGTGTAATATTCCCTTTGAGGTTTACGCATTTACTAACTCTTTTTATTGGAGAAGTGATGATGTAGAAATGGATTCAATGGAATGGGAAAATGGTAAGTTGTTTGTTCATAAGGACTTCAATCTTATCAACTTCCTGTCTAGTAGAACCAAACGCAATAACATGGAGAAACAGATTCTCAACCTATGGAGAATCGCATACTACTTTAAAACCTGGGGTAAGTATGAAATCCCTCAAGGATTTGGTCTTTCTGGTACTCCATTGAACGAATCTTTGGTGTCTCTCTATAAGATCATTCCTCAGTTTAAGAAAAACAATGACCTTCAAAAAGTTCAGTGTGTGATACTGACTGATGGTGAAGCAAACTATCTTCCTTATTGTAACTATTGGGATTCTGAAAAGTATGGTATAAGAGAAGGTCATTCCAATCTTAGTCGTGGTCACTCTTATCTCCGTAACCGTAGTACTGGCCATACTTATAAGATTGGTGATTATTATTATCAGTTTACTGAGACTTTATTGGCTGATATGAAAGAAACTTTCCCTGGAACTAACTTTATCGGAATCAGGATTGCTGCAACTCGCGACGTAAATAGTATGATTAAACGATATGAAGAGTACGATATCGATAAGAAAGTCAAACAGGTTAAGAAGGACAAGTTCTTCTCTATTAACAACTCTGGATATTCTTCCTACTTTATTATGGTTGATCAGGCACTCAACAATGATGTAGATTTTCAAGTTGAGGAAGGTGCATCTAAAGCTAAAATCAGAACAGCCTTCGTTAAGAATTTGAAGGCTAAGTCTCTAAATAAGAAAGTTCTGAGTCAGTTTATGGATCTAGTTTGTTGATCCACTTGAGGAACTGTCCTAAAGGGTCTTCCTGATCCCTTTCCATCCTTTATAATAACTTTGTTGAAACGAACCACCATGTCACTCTCCGTCGAATACGTCATTACCTCACTTAAAGCCCTTTATGGTGAAAATATTACTACACCTGAAGTTCGTGCCTGGTGTGCTATGAACGATCACAACTATGTGACTGTTTCCAAACGACTCACAGACTATAAAACAGGTCGTGGTAAGTGGAATCTGACTGTTCAGGAACAACTGGAAGAGACATATGATTCTCCATCAGCTGAACCATCCGTTGTTCAGGACTTGATACCACAGAAAGATAATACTTTTGTTCAGTTTGGTAATTTTAAAGACGTTAAGAAAATTATTTCTTCTTATCTATTCTATCCTACTTTCATTACGGGACTCTCTGGTAATGGTAAGACGGTTAGTGTTGAGCAAGCTTGCGCACAACTCAAGAGAGAATTGATCCGTGTCAACATCACCATTGAAACCGACGAGGATGATCTTATTGGTGGTTTCCGTCTTATTAATGGCGAAACTGTTTGGCATAATGGTCCAGTCATCGAAGCTTTGGAACGGGGAGCTATACTTCTTCTAGATGAGGTTGACCTAGCATCTAACAAGATTCTATGTCTTCAGTCAATCCTTGAGGGTAAAGGCGTTTTTCTTAAGAAAATTGGTAAGTTTGTCCAACCCAAGAAAGGATTTAATGTTATTGCAACTGCAAATACTAAAGGTAAAGGGAGCGATGACGGTCGCTTTATTGGAACTAATGTTCTCAATGAAGCTTTCCTTGAAAGATTCCCCGTAACGTTTGAGCAGACCTATCCTACAGTTGCTATCGAACAGAAGATTCTTGAGGGTGTCGCACTAGATCTGGGTATCGATGATCGTTCGTTCTGTAGGTACCTGTGTGACTGGGCTGACATCATCCGTAAGACATTCTATGATGGTGGTATTGAGGAGGTTATCTCCACTCGTCGTCTGGTTCATATCATTCATGCTTACTCTATCTTTAATGATAAGAATAAAGCACTCCAAGTTTGTATTAACCGTTTCGATGAAGAGACTAAAACATCCTTCATGGAACTCTACGACAAAGTCGATGTGGACTTCTCTATCGAAAATGAAAGTGAAAATGTTGACTTAGTCCAAGTATGCTGATAGAGTATAGTGTATCTAACTAAAATAGTATGACTGAAAATACTTTCGTTGGAGGAGAGGGTACTGATAGAATTACCCTATCTGACGAGAATCTCTATATGGGAAACTATATTGAGAATCTCGGTGATTTCAGTACCCCAAAAACTAAGGGTATGAGAAAGTACAATGAGGATGAAATTATTAAGGAACTCTCTGAATACATCACTTCAACTTACAATCAACATTATTCGTCTGGTAATGATAAAATCCAGACACTCGATCTGATTGAAGCCTGTGGTGATGGTGAGGCGTTCTGTCGTAGTAACATTCTTAAGTACGCATCACGATATGACAAGAAAGGAACATCAAGACGTGACATTATGAAGATCCTGCATTATGCTGTTCTTCTAATGTATTTCAATGACAAGAACAACAAGACTGAAACTTACAACCAATGACTATGAAACTCAGTGAAAACACTGTAAACCTTCTGAAAAACTTTTCTTCTATCAATCAATCAATTCTCTTCAAACAAGGAACTAGATTGCGTTCAATTTCTGTGATGAAGAACATTCTGGTTGAGGCAAACATTAATGAGGAGTTCCCTAAAGATTTTGGTATCTATGATTTGAACCAGTTTCTCAATGGATTGTCACTCCATAACAGTCCTGAATTAGATTTCAAAAACAATGAGTATGTTGTTATCCGTGAAGGTAAGCGACGTTCTAAGTTCTTCTTCGCAGATCCCTCTGTCATTGTTGCACCTCCAGAAAAAGAGATCACTCTCCCTTCAGAAGATGTGTGTTTTGTGATGAAGGCAGAAGACCTTCAACAACTTAAGAAAGCAGCATCTGTCTACCAAGTACCTGACATTTCTGTCATTGGTGAAGCTGGTGTCATCAAACTGGTAGCTCGTGATAAGAAGAATGATACCTCAAACGATTTTGAGATTATTGTTGGTGAGACAGACAATGAGTTTGTCTTTAACTTCAAGGAAGAGAACTTGAAGATTATTCCAGGCAACTATGATGTGGTTGTATCTGAAAAACTTTTGTCCCGTTTCGTGAATCAAAATCAAGATGTCACATACTACATCGCACTCGAACCAGACTCAACCTTCGGTTGATATTAAGATGAGGATCATTGGTAGTGGTCTTGTGATCATTGCCTATTTTATTGTTCTTCATGTAAATGTGGTGGTGGGGGCAGTAACACATTTTGTTGCTGACCTTATATCGGTACCCTACTTTGTGAGAACAAAGTCCTGGGATGTAGTAATTATGTTATCATTCTTGTTGATGATCTCATTATCAAAATTATTATGAACATCTTCGTTACTAGCTCTAGTCCATGGGATTCTGCTCAAGTTCTTCCTGACAAACATATTGTCAAGATGCCTCTTGAGACCTGTCAGATGTTAGCCATTGTATGTTCTGATAAATGGGGTCATGGGTTTGGTACTCTTCCCAAAGCTAATGGTGCACCCTACACAACTGAGAAAGGTGCCTTTCGTAATCATCCCTGTACCATCTGGGCTAATGAGTTTGTGATGAACTGGCAGTGGCTTTTACAACATGGACTAGCTCTCTGTGAGGAGTATAAGAACCGGTATGGCAAGGTTCATACCTGTTATCATACTCTCTTGGTTGCAAAGGAAATTCTCCCTACTGGTGATCCTACAGGAAGGTCTGGCAAGGAGACTACGCCATTTGTGAGGGCAATGCCTGATGAGTTCAAACTAGATACTAATATATCAACCTTTGATGCATATAAAATGTACATAGGTTCTAAACCATGGGTGAAGGATAATTATCTTCGCCTTCCAAATCGTAAACCTGAATGGGTATGAATCAAATTTTAAAGGGGAAAGTAAAAACTTTATATGAAGGTGATGATCCTTCAGAGATACTGATTAAGTACGAAGATTGTGTTACTGCCGGGAATGGCAATATGATTGATTTCCCCGAAGGTAAAGGTACAATCTGTTGTCTTATGACAGCAATGTTAATGGAGTTTCTGGAGAGTAATTCTATCAGAACACACTATATTGATTGTCCCTCACTAAACACAATGAGGTGTAAAAAACTTGATATTATTCCTCTAGAAGTTATTTGTAGGAATATTGCAGCTGGTTCTATTGTGAGAACCACAAGTCTGAAAGAAGGGATTATCATTCAACCTCCTATTATTGAGTTTTTCCTTAAGGATGATAGTAAAAACGATCCACTACTTACACCAGATCGAGTGAGGTTGATGGGAATTGATACTAAACCACTAATTGAAAAAACTAACGATATCAATCAATTGCTACAACAAGTCTTTTTGTTGTGTGGTATTGATCTTGTAGATTTTAAGTTGGAGTTTGGTTATGATGCTCACGGTGATTTATATGTCGCTGATGAATTGTCACCAGACAACATGAGGTTGTGGTGTAAGTCTACCAGGGACAGGTTTGATAAGGAC